CCCATGTGCATCAACAAAGGTTCTCCCCAGGCACTGTGCCAATACTCACGTGCAGACGAAGAATCTGTGCGATCAATGTCGGGGCTGAAATAAATGTTCTTGCTCACACTGGACCATTTGGATCCAGGAGCGCCTGCCATAAAGATGTATTTCATTCTTTGGTCAAATCAATAGTTTCTAACACAGGTATAAATGTGGCTCTCAATTCGTTCATGTGTTTGCGTAATCCTTCTGGTTTTAACTCTGATTCTTCATAAAATACAACTTGATTTTCCATCCATTCTTTGTATTCTGCAGAACGCACTGCTTTAGAGAACTCGCGTTGATACCAATCAACAATGTCACCGGGGGTGTTAGGTGGCAACTGCAAGGACCAAGCAGCATATACATTGATACCAGGAGCAACAGTATTTAATAAAGGTATCTTGGGATATTGATCCATTTTTCTATTGCCAGTAAATCCAATGGCTTTTACTCTACCCGCGTCCAGCAACGGCTTGGCAACTGCAATTGGCATGATTCCAAATTCAGTGCCAGATTTGCCATCAAATGCAGCCACACTGGTAACAGTTGGCAACGGTCCATTGAATCTGATGGGCCTGACCAGATCTTTGTTTCCCTGCCCACGGTACATGAGATATTCAAATGCAGTTCTATGAGCACCGCCACCTGTTGCAATACTGATGGGTTTTTTAGTAGTCGAGATCAGTGTTATAAAATCTTCAGGAGTGTTTATCATACTGCGAGGACTGGCAACCAACACCAGTGGACTTTTGCCCATGGTCAGCACATCAGTAAAATCATTGTATTTGAACTTTTTAATATCTTTTTGCCATATATCGTTGGTGACATACGTGCTCATATGGCTGGGCAAATTGGCAGTGTATCCATCTGGTGCAGCATCAAGAAATCTGTTCTGTGCTATAACACTGTCAGCACCTGGAATGTTTTGTACTACATATACAAATTTGGGATTATTGCGTTGAACCAATTCGGCTAATTTTCTAAATGCAAGTTCGTTGCCGGCCCCGGGAGTATTGCCTACATACACTGTGACTGGCTTGATGGGTTCCCAAGCTGCAGCAGCAAATGGTACGATTGCTGCCGCTGCCAACAGGAGAGCAGATAAAAAGTTTTTCATTATTTTTCCTTGTCAAGATTTATGATATATATAGTTAGATATTGTCACAGACACAAAATTTTTTGCTGTCTTGTAAATTTATTTACCTTTTTTATAAAAAATCTATGAATAGCAAAATTTTTAATCATATTGTAAAAAAATTACACGAAACTTGGAATTTACCCAAACACAGTGCAATTAGACAATCGCTAGAGGCAGACACATTATTAGATTCTCTGCCGTGGACTCCTGTGAAAAAGCAAAAATTCAAATCAGACCTCGAAGGCACGTTTGGGGTCGCAATTGATGTTGCAGGCACTGTTGCACAGCTGGTCGATCGCACCGACGATCAATACCTGGCTTGGTTTTTTGGTGAAGCATGGAAACCCAGAACCGACATGTATCACTGGACCGGCTGGAGAATCGCTGACGAAATCAACAAGACCAAGCCTGCTAAAGTACTAGATGTAGGCTGCGGATACAATCCATTTAAAGAAAGGATTCCCAATCTAGTAGGTATTGATCCTTATAACAATTGTGCAGACTTCATGATTGATATTCTTGACTACAATGTAGAACCAGAATCATTTGACCATGTCATTGCATTGGGCAGTATCAATTTCAACAGTCGCGATGACATTGAAATTAGATTTCGAAAGACTGTTGAATTGCTGAAGCCAGGAGGTAAACTGTGGATGAGGGCCAATCCCGGGCTAGATCACGACGGAGTTAAAACTCCCAACAAAGGTCCGTGGGTGGAAATATTTCCCTGGAGTTTTGAAGTAGCCCACGAACTGGCCAAAACACACGGACTTACATTAGAGTTGATGAAGAAAGACCAAGACCGATTGTTTTTCTTGTTTGTTAAGAAATAATAAAAAAGCCCCTTAGGGGCTTTTTGTTATCCTGTAATGATAGACTTTTTAGCCGGCACATCAATGCCGGTTGTTGCTTTGATATAGCCAGCTCTGACATCTTCACGCACTTCTGTGGTCATTAAAATGCCAGATGCGTACAACAAGACATCGCGATCCAAATTGGCACTGAACAAGCTGGGCATCATTTGGAGTCCTTGCTGTCCTGGTACTAAAGTAACCGGCTGCTTGATCACAATCATACCATCAACCACGCTGACAACCTTGGCAACAACTTCTTCGCCGGTGATCAGTTTAAATGTCAAAATCTCGTCTTTTTCAATGTTCATTATTATCCTTTAAGTTGTGTCCAAAATTCTTCAGGTTGTGATGCCAAACCCTGATATCCGCCTTGCAATAATGCGTCGCCATTGAAAATTTGTGGCACACTGCGCAAACCTTGATCCACTAAAAATTCACGGGCTTCGGTACGAATACCTACATTGATGGTAGTATATTCAATTCCTTTGCTTTCAATTAGTGCTTTTGCTCGATCGCAAAACGGACAATTATCTTTTGTGTATATTGTTAACATATCAATTTCCTAGTTTAGATTATAGCAGTTTCTATCAAGTGTGTCAACTGTTTTGCTGTTGCGGGGCTAACTGTCCATCCCAAATGACCGTGACCAGTATGATAAAACACTCGCGAGTCTGTTTGACTTTGTTGTATTATGGGCATCATGTCGGGGGTCATTGGACGCAGACATGCCCAAGATTGATAATCATCTGTGTTGATTTGTGGTAAATTTTCATGTACCCAATTCAACAAAGGTTCGATTCTGTCTCTGCGTATGTCATAGTTCTCACCTGTAAGTTCCGCAGTGCCGGCCACACGCAGTCTATTGCCCAAAGGCGAGGCTACTATTTTAGCTTGATCATCTAACAAACTGGTACGAGGCAACAATTCTGGATCAACATTGTTGATAGTGATACTGTAGCCTTTGATAGGATAGATAGGTAATACATCGCCGATGCTGCTGGCCAAATGAACTGAACCAACTCCGGCTGATACTACCACTGCGTCATACTGTATTGTCAGAGATTCTAAGTCGTTTAATTTGTAGTTATAATGAAATTCAACACCATATTTTTCATTTAATACCTCGCACAACTGATGACAAAATTTATGCATGTCGCCAACCCAGTCACCGGCAGTCCAGGCACCACCTACAACACCACTGGCCATGAGCATAGGGTCAGTAGCAGCAACAGTTTGAGCGTCCATGATACTCCATTCGCACCCGTTTGATTCGTACAAGTCTTTTGCTTGTATGGCTGCATCAAAGTATTGTTGATCTTTGTAAAAATGCAAGATTCCGCACTTGGCTTGATCAAAGTTTGCAATACCTTCGTTGTTGATCAAGTCTTGATATAACTTGCGTGACTCGAGTCCCAAGCAAATAGTCGCTGCAGTATTCGTTGCATAATCACCTCGAACTGTATGGTACAAAAACTTGGTCATCCATTTGATTTTGTCCCATTCAAATTTGGGTCGGACCAACAAGGGTGCGTCTTTACGCAACATCCATTTGACACCCTTTTTTACATTACTCCAGGTGTTCCAAACTTCGCTATTTGATACAGACACTTGGCCGCCGTTGGCATAACTAGTGCGCATGGCTGCATATCTTTCTTGATCAATGACTGTGATGTTGTGCCCAGCTTTAACCAGATAGTAAGCAGCCATAATTCCACTAATACCTGCACCTACTATTGCAATTTTCATTCGACAATTTTCCAATAATTATAATGCTGGCAACTGATTGTAATCAAGCTCATCGCTCATAACACCAATCACATAATTAGTCGATTCAGTTTCTTGCAGAGCTGACTGTTTCTTGTGAATATCAGTATGCTTGTTGAACCAAGGAATTGGTGTACTGCGTGGTGCTGTGCCTTGATACTTGATACCGATCTGTTTGAGTGCGTCTACTGCAGTGTAGTCCACAAAGTCCATTAAGATATTGGCATTGAGACCAATCACTGGTCCTTTCTTAAATAGGTACACTGCCCATTCTTTTTCCTCACGAATAACATCGCGGTATATTTCATATACTTCAGCTTCGCATTCGGCTTTGACTCGAGCAAAGCGTGGGTCTTCTTTAACAACTTGATTAATTAAGAAAGCTGTCCAACCTTTATGCAACAGTTCGTCTTGTAAGATCAGGCTGATGATGTTGCCGTTGCCGATAAAGATACGATTTTCAACCATAGCCAAACTGGTGGCAAATGAAACCATAAAGCGGAATGCTTCTAAGGCATAGCTGGCATGTAGTGCCAACCAAATTGCTTTAATGTGTGCATCTTCGCCAGCCATTTGCGGATCAATTTCTTTATAGCAATTGATCTTGTGCAGCTCGTCATAGTACTTGCCTACACTCGCTGCCATACCAACAATCTCTTCAGTGTCGTGGATTGTGTTGAACACATCCTTGGGCACGTTGTAGATGTTGCGGATAATATGACTGTAGCTGCGACTGTGAATGTTTGTTTCAAAAAAGCTCCAGTTATACATTAGAGCTTCTAACTCAGGCAAACTCACACAAGGTGTAAACACCTGTGCTGGGCCACGTCCTTGTAAACTGTCCAAGGCTGTCTGTCGTAACAAATTGCTGGTAAAGATGTGTTTAACAGCATCACTAGCATCCTTGAAGTCGCCGGCATCCTTGGTGAGACTGATCTCTTCAGGTACCCAATAGAATCCACGAGCTGTGGTTTCAAAGTTGGCAATCTTATTGTACTTTACTTCCTCAAAGCGTTGAATAGTGACCGGACCAGCTGGATCCAGAAACATCTTGCGATTTAGATAGTCTGTCTTTGTGTATAGATTATATTGCTGTTTTGACATTTATTTTTTCTCTTTACTCATTTATAATTACCCGACGCCAGCACAATCTTGCAAATGTGTTCAAGTCGTTCAATATGTTCGTAAGCACGCCACGGACTAGTATCAATTGCAACAACACCGTGGCCCTTGATACCAACGATGTCAAATGGTACGTTTCCATGTCTGTCTATCTGTAATTTTTCTAAAGTTTGATCAGCAAGTTCTTGACTGATGGGAGGCACATCACCTACGTTGGGTGCAACTCGTGTGTAACGATTGAGTTCTGGAAATGCATTACTAATAGTGCTAAGATCTATCCCGGCATGCATGGCAGCAATGCAGTAGGTAGGATGAACGTGTACAACTACACGAACATCATCCCGGTGCTGTCCCATTTCTTTCTGCAGACCAAAATGTAAGGGTATCTCTCCACTGGGAATTAAATTTTTACTTATGTCGGTGTACTCTAGATCACGCCACGAATAATTGTAAGCCTCAGAGCCAACTCCGCTGTTAATCCATTTTTCAATTTTGATTTTTTTAAACTGATCCGGCTGTAGAGTTTGTTTACGGACACCGCTGGGTGTGATGTAAAAGTGATCACGGTCGTGATGACGTATACTGACATTGCCATCACGACTGGTAATCCAATTACGCTTGTAAGCGTCTACCATTATGTCGCATATTGTTTCTAACATTATTAGTTACCAGGTGGGTTCTGTATAGGCAAGCTGACAGGGTATTGCGCACAGGCGTCGGGATTTCCTTGACCGGCTTCAGTTAAGAATGTAGTTGCTGCCGGAACTTGACCAGTAGGGCATGAACATACAGCTATACCGTCAGCACCTTTGACACAGTTCCAACTAAAACAGTTGCTGGACTTGGCACCAAGATTCAAGCTGGCATCACACTTTTGCACCACTGCTCGCATGTCTTCGGGTTTCTTGCTGAATCCGCTGGCTTCTTGTGGATAATATACCTTAGGGGCAAACAAACTCCATACGTGTTTACTATCCGTTGGTGCGCAGGATCCTTTCATATTGCCTGCTGTGGTATCAGCAATGGCATGACCATTGAGAATAGGACATCGACACACTACTTCTGGATAAGGAACACCATTGTTACCTGTGATTGTTTTACCTGTGGGCTTACAAGTGCTGGCCGCACACAAAGCATATTCACCGTTGCACACTGTAATACCAGCAGTATCTTTGGACTGCACACTAAATGTCACTGTTGCCAGTAGTACTAGTAATAATTTTTTCATTTATATTTCCTTTTAAAGTTTACATGCCTCGCAGTCTTCTGCGTCGTCAAAGTCAATTGCTTCTAACATCGTTGGTACATCTTCTGCTGTAGCCTTGGATCCTTGTTTGTTGATTAGGCTGTAGTAGAATGTTTTCAATCCCCATACATGTGCCTGCATCAAGTTCTTTGCAATCAATGTAGTTGGTACTTTACGATCTGCAAAGTGTGCTGGATTGTAAAAAGTGTTTGTTGAAATACTTTGATCAACATAAGCTGCTAACACTGCTGCGGTTTTTAGGTAACCATCGCAGTCTTGTTGTTCCCACATTAGTTGATACCGTGACTTCAGCTTTTGATATTCTGGTACTACCTGCACTAACGATCCTGCTTTTGATTCTTTAACTGTGATCAAGCTCATAGGCAACTCAATGCCGTTGGTTGAGTTAATAACAACTGAACTAGACTCCACAGGAGCAATGGCCATTTGTGTGGCATTGCGTACACCGTGTTCTTTCATTTGAGTACGTAGGGTTTCCCAATCGAGTTCAGGTGTAAAGTCAGCAAGTTCATTGACGCCTGTGGCACGTAGTTCCCAAGGAAATGTACCTTGGCCATAGCGTGTTTTGTCACTGTGTAGACACGGACCACGTTCCCGAGCCAATTCAACTGTGGCTTCTGTTAGGTAGTATGCCTGATGCTCCATCCACGATTTGACTTCGGCTAGTGCTTCTTTCTCGCCGTATTTTAATCCACGTTTGGCGTGCCAATATGCCAAGTTAGTGATACCAATGCCGATGGGACGTATTTCGTCATTGCTTAACTTACTTTGTACGCTTAAGAAATCTTGGTAATCCAAAATGTTGTTTAAGCTACGATGTAGGATACGTGCAGCTCGGCGCATGTCTTCGGGATTACGAAATGCACCCCAGTTCAGCGAACCCAAGGTACACAGCGCAATACGCCCGTTGTCGTCATCTAAGCGTTGGAACGGTACTGTAGGCAATAGAATCTCACAGCACAGGTTGCTCTGGAAGATTGTGTGGAACTCAGGATCAAAAGGGCCTTGACTCTGTACATTGTCAATAAACACAAGATAGATACGGCCAGTGTCTGTTCGTTCTTTAAGTAGTCCTGACTTAAACACTTCTTCGGCGCTGATTGTTTTCTTACGCAGGTCTTTGCGTTTTTCGTATTTTACATAAAGTTCTTCAAACCTTGCAGTGTTGCTGTAAAAAGCTTGATGCAGATCAGGAACTTCATTGGGATCAAAGAATGTTATGTTTTCTTTGTTCTTAAAACGTCTCCAAAAGAAAGCACTCAGTACAACACCGTAGTCCATGAAGCGAACGCGAGTTTCTTCAGTGCCTTGATTGTTTTTTAGTACAATAAGATCATCGAACTGATAATGCCATATGGGATAGAACACTGTGGCTGATGCATTGCGAATACCGCCTTGCGAACAACTACGCAGATCGCCAAACCATTTCTTTAAGAATGGTATCATGCCGGTGTGTTGTATTTCGCCGCCGCGAATAGGTGCACCAAGTGGGCGTAAGCGGCCAATCTCTAATCCAATACCAGCACGTTTGGCCGCATACTTGGCCATCATTTCTCCAGATGCAAAGATTGAATCAAGATTGTCATCACTGCGAATCAATACACAACTGCTAAATTGTTTTGTTGGAGTACCCAAGCCTGCCAGCACAGGAGTAGCAAGAGTAAACAACCCGTCGCTGGCTGCATTGTAATATTCTTTGATATAGCGCATGCGAGCTGTGTTGGGTTCTTCGCCGTGGAATACTGTGGCTGCAGCAACCATGTAACGCACTTGTGGTGTTTCGTATGTTTCTTTAGTGGTACGATTACGTACCAAATACTTTTCGATTAACTGTTCGATAGCAGCATAACCATACTGCTCGTCCTTGTCGTGATCGATCATACTGTCCATACGAGTCCAGTCTTCTTCGGTGTACCATATCAGCAGTTCTGGAGTATAAACACCAGTAGCTACATTCTTGCATACAATTTCATACAAGTTTGGGGGTACATAGTACCCATATACATCTTTACGCAGCATTGACAAACGTTGCTTGCCTGCTACATATTGATAGTTGGTATGGCCCACATCAGGATTTGATTCTACATCAATTAAATCAACTATGGCACGTAAAGTGATTTCGTCAATTTCTTTAGTAGTAATGCCATCGTAAAAGTGCGGCTGGCTTTTGATTTCTATCATCGATTGACTTACATCTGCTATGCCACTGCAGACTTTGGTAATTTGCGTTTGCCATTTATCGATATTTAATGGCTCACGATTACCGTTTCTTTTTTGTACTTGAATTGTCATTTGTCGCTTATTGTAAAAAACTTTCTAATTCAGAACTGTCGATCGTGTTCTTAACAGTGGTTATTGGTGTTGAGTGGGTATTTAACATCTCTCCGGGTGCCCAATTCAATATATATTTCCCATCGTCGACCAGGACTAAATTGTCTTCTTTGATTTGTATTATTTTTAAATTTGTGTAGTTGAGATTTTCCGTTAGCATTATAGTATACACTATTCCTAATGCTCGTGCAAGATCACAATAGCCGTTGTTGGTTAAAAGTTTCCAGGGATCGGGCCAATTTAAACGATCGGGCCAGGTAATGGTTTTATTCACTATAGGTGCACAGAACCACCAATTGTTTATGGCCAGTAGTTGTGCTGATAGATCAAGTGGCTGGATGGTGTGCCTAAGACGCACCCAGTCGGCAAATCTGTCTTCGTAGAAGGTTTCCCACATTTAGGCCAAGTGTGATATCGAGTAAGTTAAAATTCCATCGGACCCAGTCGAAGTAGTGGTATAAGCTATCACCACCGATGTGCCTCCTGCTGAGACTCCTAGCGTTACTCCAGTGGGAAGATTCTCTGTGTAATCGTCGGTGTAGGCAGGTGTGGGAGTGGCAAGATCTGCTGCCACGGTGATTGTGCCAGTCCTGATAGCACCCAGTCTACCAATAGTGTAGTCAAATCTAAATGCCTTGGTTTGACTGCTGTTAACTATTGCCACGTCTTGATTTACAGAATTATCAAAAAGATCAACTGTGTGACCGCTTTCTCTGACATATCGGCCCAGTTGATTCACAGCAGTGGTGTCACTAACATACTGCCCTGTTATGAGAATGCGGCGGGTAATCAATGCTTCAGCATCGTTACGTTCAAACATGTCACTGAGTGACACATTGTTATCAGTAGCAAATGTAATAATTGGATAGACCGGATTTCCAGTATAACCTTCAGCCACGTCGTAAAATGTATTGTATGCTGATACATTAAGATCTGAATCAGAAATTAAAATACCTTCACGAAAAACCAAATCAAACATGTTCTGTACAATACGGAATCCTGTGGGTCCTCCCAAGATTGTAGTTCCAGCACCCAACACAACTCCTTGATACAAGGTATCAAATTTTCCATTGCTGATAGTAACTGCTTGTACCTGCTGATCTGTTTCGAATGCGTATTTCATACCACTGAAGCGGCACTTGTCAAAAGTAATTTGATTACAGATCAAGGTCGGAGTACTGGCAAATCTCACACAAGATATTTCTGGCGGCGACGGCGTATTGCTACTAATCGCTTCTTGGGTCAACGGACCAATAAAATTCACACTGTCAAAATAGCACTGTGCCGCATCTTCAACTAGGAAAATATCTGTTTCTTCCTGTGACTGAAAAGTTATGGAACTGATTTCAATGTTTCTGGGAGCTGTGGCACCGTTGCTGGTAATGTTGGCACCAACTTGCTGTTTGCTGTCACCAAATCTGGCCACATACGCACTCAAGCTGCTGATGTCAGAACTGGTGTCCAAGAATATAATACTACAGTCAGCACCTTCGCCCACTAGTTTTGCAAAAGTGGGAATAATAATACTTTCAGTGACGCGATAAGTTCCAGCTGGAAAGTACAAGCTACGTCTAACAGCAGTGTTGCTGGCCACACAATACAGCTGAAACAGTGCGCGGTTAATGGCTTCAGTATCGTCTACTAATCCGTCGCCGACAGCACCAAAATCCCGAACGCTGGCAAAATCATCCAGCTTGGCTTGTACTGTGCGTACAACTGGGTCACTAGCAGTAGGTCCAGTTTGTGCAGCATAACCAACTGCTATGTCAGAATAAGTGTAGTTGCTGAGTGCAGTAATATCAGAAAATTCAGTTAGAATTTCTGTGTTGCCAATTACCGGCGCACCTTCTTGTAAGGTGCCGTTTCCAATAAAAAGTCTGCGACTGTCTACCGCCCATCCCAGTTCTGCACCAGCCAACTGTGGCAAGTTTTCTGTGAGACCTTTACGGTTGGTAATTCTGGAGATTTGAACAATGGCCATTAGCGTATACCTATTTGATTAGGTATTTATGCTGATAGGTAGTAGAGCTCTACACGTTTAATCCATTCGTTTTTCCAGTGTGCAAACTCGTCTCCTGCAACTACAAATTCTAAATATTGGGGAGTTGTGTAGGTTTGATCTTCTAATAACTTAGGCTGTACAGCCATTAAAATAACGCCTTGGTTAATTTCAGTACCGGTCATTTCGTCGTGTGCCAATGCATAAGCTGCCAACTGTAGGAAGTAGTCCTCAATCCATTCACGCTTTTTAACCTTGTTGCTTTGCTTAAAGTCCATAATAGCAGGCTTGCCGTTCCATAGCCCCACACAGTCTGTAGTACCTGCATACAAGCCGCTATAATAAACAGGAACTTCTACACCCCAGAACTCATCAACTTGATTAAGTCCGTTAAGAATAATTTGTGCAGCCATAAACCAACTTGGATGTGCAAATGGGTTACTAGGCAATGGTTTTAAATCATCCATCATCACGTATGTTTCTAAGTAGCTGTGCATACGTGTACCACGATTAGCAGCTTCTGTGGTAATTTGCTGTGCTTGATGTTCGCCTACACGCTTTTTCCAGTTAGCTAAAGCTTCGCGACTTTCTTGGCTTTTAGTTTTGTCCAGGATTGTTGTAACACTGGGAACTTTCTTACCGTTTGGTAAACAGTAATGTCTTTTGCCGTCAATGGTTTCTCGTGCCAGGGGAGTATAATCGTATCGTTGTGTTATCATAAGTGGTCTTGTATATTTTTTAATATATTTTTCTCTAGCTGCTTAGACTGTAGAATTTGTTGGTTATGTCGTAATTGCTCTTTGTTGGATTGCCAGATGTCTTCTATGTTGTAATACAATTTATCCAATAAATCTATGGTTAATCGTGTCCTTTCTCTCCACTTAACAACAGAATCAATAGCAGACAAATCCATACCTGTATAACTAATATCTAATTCCATGTTTGCCATTGAAGAAATAAAATTAACACACGATACAGGAAAAATTAAGGTGCCTGTTGCAATACACTTAAATGTTTTTTCGGTAGGACAAAAACGTTCGTAGCTACTTTCTGTACAGATATTACTATAGCAGTCAGTATATGCCGGAGTGTTGGCACTATGACAGATTGTCCATTGATAGTTTGACTCTTGTGTTATTGGAAAATTTCTTATCTCACTTGCAAAAAAATTAGCAACTCTTGATCCTAATTTTGATTCAATTTGAGACATAGTTACTTCGACTGGGTTTGAAGTTAATCTATCGCCGGATTTTAATCCATAAAAGCTTAAAAAGATATCGCTGTACCAGGGCAATTGTTTTAGTAAGTAGTAAGTGTAGGCCCTGTGTAGCTTGGGAATTCGGTTGAGACAGGATACTCGAGTAGAACGAGTATTAGAAAAGAAATCTCTATCGGCATATTCCTGTATCTGCTGGCTGTATCTATATCCCCAAATTGGAAAAAATCTAAAATTCAAGGCTTGATTTTCGTCGGCAAATTTTTTGTCATTGATTAGTATAGCCGACACTACTCCGTAAGGTTTGCAAGCAATGGCAATATCTTTGATCCACTCAAGTCCCCAGGGGTCATTTGCAGCATTTATAATAATAGACTTTTTACCTGTGTATCCTGGCAGTTTGTCCGGCGATTTATAAATGGTCAATAAATGTGCAAATTCTCCAGCATTTACATAATAGTATTTCTTAAATAACTCATTGTCTTGAAAATACATTTTATATAGTAAAGCTCTCTCCACATCCGCAACGTGCAGCTTCTTGCGGGTTTCGAAAGTCAAATCCTTCGTTGAGACCCTGACGTGTATAATCGATAGTGAGACCGTTTAAGTATACCAAGTCTTTTCCTGTTACCCAGACTCGCGCTCCATCCTTTTCGTACTCTGTCCAATCCCAAGTACACGGTGCTTGATCCAAGTACTCCAATACATAAGCTAATCCGCTACAGCCAGTGGTCTTGACTCCAACACGAATGCCTACTCCTGAGCCACGTTTGGCAATATTGCTGACAATTTTACGTGCGGCAGTTTCAGTTATTGTTATCATGCTTTTCTCTGTAGTTTGCAATGGCTGCTTTAATGGCGTCTTCGGCTAAAATACTACAGTGAATTTTTACCGGTGGTAAAGCCAGTTCTTGAGCAATGTCAGTATTTCTAATTGTTGCTGCTTCGTCGAGAGTTTTTCCTTTGACCCATTCAGTAACCAGGCTTGACGACGCAATCGCTGAGCCGCAACCATATGTTTTGAACTTTGCATCCGTAATAATGCCATCCAGAACCTTTATTTGTAATTTCATTACGTCACCGCAGGCCGGTGCTCCTACCATACCGGTTGCTACATCTGGATCACTTTTGTCAAACGATCCAACGTTGCGTGGGTTCTCGTAGTGATCTAATACTTTATCGCTGTATGCCATTTATTCCACCTGTGTCGTATGTCTGTGCAAATATGTCTTTCTTTACTGCGCCATAATCACCAGTACCGTGTCGTACAATATAATCATTTCCTGCTGTGTAATTCAAATCTCCCCAACTAGTGTGTAACACACCGTCGTGGTCTGCTAACTTAGCCAGCTTAATAATTTTCTTAGGAGTAGCTGTACCGTCGCCATTGTCATCATATAAAGTAGCAAACTTCTCAGGAGCAATGGGATAGTTTTCTCCCTTGGGACCGGTCATAATATAATGTCCAGCTGCGTATTTTACAGGACCTTCTAATGTTTTTACTGTGCCGGGCTGTTGTGCAACTTGATACTTTACTGGTGCTGCTTTTTTAAAAGTTTTAAATGACCCTTGTTTAAACCAATTGTCATCAATGGCAACCTGCTCTGCCTCGGTAATAAGATCTGCATATTTTCTAAAAAATTCTGGATTCATGATAATGCCTTTTGTAAAATAGCTGCATGATCAAATGCCAATTGCATCTTTCCCAACTTGTTTATAGGAATCCATGCTGTTGCACTTGCATCGTCACCTGCTGTTGTTTTTGTTTTGTCGGCTACGTGTACACTATATGCCCAACTCCAGGTATGTTCCATCCTTGGATCTCGCCCAGGTTCGCGAAACTCTCCTACAAAGGTTGCATGGTCAACATGTAATCCTGCTTCTTCTTGTAGCTCACGTATTGCTGCTTGCGCTGGAGTTTCGCCTGGATCAATGAAGCCGCCTGGTAATGCCCAATGCCCTGCATAAGGATTGTTCTTGCGCTTAATCATTAAAACTTCTGTGTCAGTATGTACTACAATGTCTGCTACCATTAAGATAACTTTTGCAGCTACTCCGTCTGACAATTCAAATGCATAGTTGTATCCCGGCTTTAATGTGTCTTTGACGTTGGATCCTAATTGAACCGGAGCATGCCCGTCAAGATGCATCATTCCGTCCTTGATCATTATCAATTTAAAAGGACCAATTACTGCCGATGCAGCTTCGTTAATAATGTTGGCGTATTTACGCATTAAATCAGGATTCATATTATCTATAACATTGACACATACTATCCCAGTACAACACTGGTGCTGGATTGGGATCCACATAGGTGTTGGGAGGTGCGTAGTATACCGGCGGTGGTATATAAACCGGCGGTGGAGGTGCATAGTATACCGGAGGAGGTGCGTAGTAAGGTCTTGCTCCGTATGTGAGTGCTCCACCAATAATGGCTCCGCCCAAAAAGGCTGCTCCGCCCCAAGCCCAGGCATTGTTATAGCCACGATTGTAATTGTAGTTGTTGTTGTAACCGCGACCGTAACCACCGGCTTGTGCAGTTCCGATCATAAAAATGGATAAAGTAATTGCAAGAATAATTCGTTTCACAATAGTCCTCCTGGGATATATTACTATTTAATATTATACACGAACTCTTTGATGATATCAACTGTTTTTGGGCTCATTACTACTTCGTAATGGTTGATGTATAATTCTTCGAGCTGCATTTCGGATCTATGCCTCATGCTGTTTATGGTCACTACTCCATCATTGGGTTGTATAATCCAAGGACTATCACCGCGTGTGGTCACTATATTTAACCACGGATGTTGTATTCGAATTGTGCTGGCTGTTTTCATTGGTGCACTGCTGGGTCCGATGTCGCGTAACAATCGATTAAAAGGTAAAAAGTATTTGGCATAATCTGCCGATTCGGCTCCGCCGTAGGGTGTGCTCATTGTAACTGCACCCAATACTCGATCTGGAAAGGCTGCTGCTAAATGCAAGGCATATATGCCACCTAGACTGTGACAAACAAATACAACATGATTGATATTGACAATAATGTTTTTCATGTCATCCAAATTACAGTCAAATCCATTTTGACTGTTGTACTCAATGACAATTTCGCTGGGATGATTTAAATGCTGCCGAATGTAATTGAAACTATCTCCGGTGGCACTGGCACCGTGGATGTACACAAGATTCATTGATTATAGGCCAGATTTTCCTGCTGCTCGTTTGGCCATGGTGTTGACTGTGTCACGAGCTTGGTCCACGCTCATGTTGGGAGCCACTTCTTCGGTCCCCTTGAACAAAATTTCACTGTCGGTGACATCAGCAATCAATCCGCTCAAGGGAGGTTGTTGTGCTATGTTGCGCAATTGAGAATCAGTTAAACTGATTCCCATGTTGCCGGCCAACTTTAAAAAAGCATCTATTGATATTGTTTTAGACGAAGATTGATCATCGGCACGAGACAGCAGAAACTGGCTTAATGCAGCA